GAAGATTAGACCAATCAACAAACTGTCACACACCCCCTTAACAGGGGGTTTTTTATTGCTATACTACGTACATACACAAAAACATTTATCATTATGCCTTTCGAGAGAAAACTATCAGTCAACTTCGTTGATGAAATTCGTGAAGAATTTGGTAATGAGATAGATGCCTCTCATGTAAAGAAGTTTGCAACTACTCAGGGTGTAGCATATCCTACAGTGGCACGTAAGTTAAAAGAGTATCAGGTTAAGCGTGGATCATGGAACCTTACCGTACAGGAAGGACGTGAGATCTTAGAGAAGTCAATTGCTCAACCAACTGTTCTACCTAACGTGGAGCAGAATTTAGTTCCAGCACTAGATTCTACTTTCATCAAGTTTGGAAACTTCAATGATGTTAAGAAGATAATTCAGTCCAACTTATTCTATCCTACTTTCATTACTGGACTATCAGGTAACGGTAAGACCTTCTCTGTAGAGCAAGCATGTGCTCAAGCAAAGAGAGAATTGATCCGTGTAAACATTACTATCGAAACTGATGAAGATGATCTCATTGGCGGCTTCCGTCTTGTTGACGGCGCAACCGTATGGCACAACGGACCTGTTGTGGAAGCTCTCCAGCGAGGAGCTATCTTGCTCCTTGACGAGATCGACCTTGCCTCAAACAAAATCCTCTGTCTCCAGTCAATCCTTGAAGGTAAAGGAGTTTTCCTTAAGAAGATTGGAAAGTACGTCAGACCAACAGCAGGGTTCAACGTCATCGCTACCGCAAACACTAAAGGTAAAGGTTCAGACGACGGACGTTTTGTTGGAACTAACGTGCTTAATGAAGCCTTCCTTGAGCGATTCCCAGTAACCTTTGAGCAAGAGTATCCAACACCTGCTAATGAGATTAAGATCCTTGATGCTGTATGTACTGAGACTGATTTCAATAAGAGGTTAGTAGACTGGGCAGACATCATCCGTAAGACTTTCTTTGATGGTGGTATAGATGAGGTTATTAGTACTCGTCGTTTGGTACACATCGTTAAAGCATATAGTATCTTTGGTACTCGTGCTAAGGCAATCACCACTTGCATCAACCGTTTTGATGATGAAACTAAGCAAGCGTTTCAGGAATTATACGACAAGGTTGACGCGGACGTGGACTTTGAGGTATAATAATGGCATGGTGGCTTTTACATGATGTTTTAGAGGAAATGGAACAAGACAAATTAACCGTCAAACCCGCAGCACCTGCGGGTATTGACAATCCAACAATAAGGTGCAAGTATGAGGAAGATGAGATCCTTCAGAAAGCTGGTGAGTATATCAGCACCACGTATAGAGGACACTATACTACTGAAGGATCTAATATCCAAACACTTGATCTTATTGAATCAGTTGGTGACGCAGAATCATTTTGTAGATCTAATGCTATAAAGTATCTAAGTCGCTATGATAAGAAGGGTCGTCCACAACATGATATACTAAAGGCAATACACTATTGTGTGTTACTATATCATTTTACATCCAAACCAGTAGAAATTGAACCTGATCAACGTTATGAAACTTTCTAAGAGTACTCTTGATATCCTCAAGAACTTCTCTAATATCAACCAGTCCATTTGCTTCAAGAAAGGCACAGAGTTATCTACTCTATCCATTCAGAAGAATATATTATCTCGTGCTGAAGTTGAGGAGACCTTCCCAAAGAATTTTGCAATCTATGATTTGAGTGAGTTCTTATCTGGTCTTACTTTATTTGAAGATCCTGAGTTTGATTTTTCAAATGATAGCTTTGTGACTATCAAGGATAGAAGGAATACTTCAAGGTATTTCTTTGCTGATCCTTCTACTATTGTACAACCACCTGAGAATAGAGTGGAACTTCCTAGTAGCGATGTTTCTTTTACAGTAGCATGGAGTGATATCTCTAACATCATTAAGGCAGCAGCGATCTATCAGATTGAGGATCTAGCAGTTGTTGGAGAGAATGGTGTTGTTAATCTTGTTGTTCGTGACAAGAAGAATGATACTTCTAATTCATATGCTGTTAAAGTTGGAGAGACTAATAGTAGTTTCACTTTCAACTTCAAGGTAGAGAACCTCAAGTTGCTACCTGGTGATTATGATGTTACTATTAGTCAACAGAATGCATCTCTCTTTAGAGATGTGAACAGAGACCTAGAGTACCTTATCGCACTGGAGCCAGATAGTAAGTATGAAGGATGAATTTCTGTGGGTGGAGAAATACCGTCCACAAACCATTGAGGATTGTATTCTATCATCCGATATTAAGAATACATTTCAATCTTTTGTTAGTAATGGAGAGATCCCAAATCTCCTGCTATGTGGTACTGCTGGTATAGGCAAGACCACTGTAGCGAAAGCACTATGTAAACAACTAGGAGTAGATTCTTATGTCATTAATGGATCAGATGAGGGAAGGTTTCTTGATACAGTTCGGAATAGTGCCAAGAGCTTTGCGTCTACCGTATCTCTCACAAGTAGCTCGAGACACAAGGTTATCATCATCGACGAGGCAGACAATACCACTCCCGACGTACAACTCCTTCTTAGAGCGAGTATTGAGGAGTTCTCCAGAAACTGCAGATTCATTTTTACCTGCAATTTCAAGAACAAAATCATCGAACCACTCCACTCCAGAACAACAGTAATTGATTGCAATGTCAGAGGAAAGAACAAACAACAGATCGCTGCTAAGTTCTTTGAGCGATGCCGTGATATTCTTACCAGAGAAAATGTACGGTTTGATAATGCGGTGGTCGCTGAGGTCGTCCAGAAATATTTCCCAGACTTCAGAAGAACGATCAACGAACTTCAGCGGTATAGCTCCACGGGATCAATCGATACGGGAATCTTGGCAGTCCTCAACGAAGTCAGACTTGGAGAATTGGTATCAGCGTTAAAGAGGAAAGAGTTTTCTGTAGCACGTAAGTGGATTGTTTCTAACCTAGATAATGATCCTAATGCTATACTAAGAACAGTTTACGACAGTCTTTACGATGCCCTTAAACCTTCTAGTGTACCTCAAGCAGTATTGATTATTGCAAAGTATCAGTATCAGTCTGCTTTTGTAGCAGATCAGGAGATAAATCTATTAGCAGCTCTTACTGAAATTATGGTGGAGTGTGAATTCAAATGACAATCATGAGTAAAAAAACAAAACTAAGAGCACAAGTTAAGTCTAGATTTTATTATCTGTTCTGGGGTGCTGCTACTGTATCAGTATTTGCTGGTCAGTTATATGTTGGTACAGGTTATCGTCAGTTATCAAATACTCTCAATGAGATTTTTGAAGCTGTAACCATAGAGAGACCGAGGTTCTATTAATGAAGTCCCTGAAGACCCCTCTACGGTACCCAGGTGGCAAGTCTAGGGCAGTTGCCAAACTATGTCAGTGGTTGCCTAGTAGAGAGATTACAGAGTATCGTGAACCCTTTTTGGGGGGTGGTAGTATGGCCATTGAAATGACCAAGAGACTGCCAGAAGATGTACCTATTTGGGTTAGTGATCTGTATGAACCATTAGTTAACTTTTGGATTCAGTTAAGAGATGAAGGTGAGTATCTACATAAAGAACTAGTCGAACTAAAGAAAGAATATGACACCCCTGATAAGGCAAGAGTTTTATTTAACAAAGCAAAGGAGAAATTAAATGAAAGAGATACCGATAACAAGGACAGAGCGATTTATTTTTATATCGTTAATAAGTGTTCTTTCAGTGGCCTTACTGAGAGCTCCTCGTTCTCAGCCTCAGCCTCAGATTCTAACTTCTCCATGCGTGGCATCGACAAACTCACAGGATACAGCGGGATCATTGAGCGTTGGCGCATTACAAATGGATCATATGAATCCCTTACCTCAGATGACACCTTAACATTCATCTATGCTGATCCCCCTTATGATATTAAGGATGCACTTTATGGACATAAAGGTGATATGCATAAAGGTTTCGACCATGCTAAGTTTGCTGATGTCATGGACAATTGCTTATGCAATGTTATGATATCATATAACAACCACCCTGATATCGTTATGCGATTTCTTGAGTGGTGCCAGTATGACTTTGC